TCATTGTAACTAACTGGATTTTCTAAGTCTGGCCAATACCCTAATTTTTTCTTGTGCCAAGCAGTTTCTTTATACCTCACTGTCATGATATAATTCCTTTACTACGTCAACAGATTGTTGATATTCATTTGTACCGAAATATATTTCAGACGGTGCATTAGGTCCTGTTGTTGGAGCAAATATCCAACAAGTTTTACTTTTACACTTTAAAGGTTGATAATTTAAACTATGAAAATATCTAACCATTTCTTCTACATCTTGATTAGGTTCAAATATTACCCAAGGCTTAAATTTTTCTATTGTTTGTTTTGCACCTTGTATAACAGGCCATTCATAACCTTGTACATCAATCTTAATTAAATTACATTCTTGCAAATTTTCATCATCTAATCTTCTTACTTCTATTTCATAAGAAGATTTATTTTTCTTTTTAATAATATGAGCATTACCGCAGTTGTCATCACTATCTACAAACTGTGCAGTAGTATTAATATCACCAAGACCTGCTTCATGAACAACAATATTGTTGACATTTTTATATAAACATTCTAAATTACGTGGACTTGGTTCGTAAGCGATTACATAACTAAAATGTTTTTGAAACGGATAACTCCATATACCAATATTTGCACCAACATCAATAAATGTTCCGAATACAGGTAATGCTTCTAAAATTTTATTTCTAACTCTAATCTCGTAGGTAGGATTTTCTTTGTTTGGGTTATCGCTGACATGACTTGTAATTTTCTTTTCATTATCAGGAACATACCATCCGTTTTCTAATTGGTGCATACTCCATCCTTAAAAAATTTAAATCGTAGCATCTTCCATTCCTGCTACACGTAATTTAGTAATATTAGTAAGTTGCCATTGCTTTTGATCTAAACCTTTGGTAATACCTAACCATTTATTACGCATCAGGGCAAACTCGTTAATAATTTTTTCCATATCAACAACGTCCGCTTCGCCGTCTACATATTTTTCAACGTCGCGGCTGGACAATGCTCTTTGATAGTTTTCAAGATATTTTTTAAAAAATGAACTACGCAACCTACGTAGTTCAATATTTAGGTACTCAAGAATTGCTTCAAGTTCTTGGAGTTGGTTGAAGCGATGCTCAACAAGACCAGGCATAGTAGCCGCGGCCTTCTCAATGTTGCCGTATATACGACACTCTGATTTTGCTTCAACCAACTCGTCTTCGTAGTATTGTAAGGCGTCTGGGATCTTGCTAATATCTTTTGATATTTTGCTATACCACATGATTAATCCCAGTCATCATCGTCGGCGACCATCTCTTCATCTATATCAAGATAATAATTGATTGCCGCATCAAGATAATCACAAACTCCTAAAGCATCTTTCATTGCTTCATCACTTGAACCATAATCTGCAAGAAGATCAACAAATCTTTCTGCTACAGTTTCAAGATGTTTTTTATCAATGTGTTCTTTAAAAAGATTCCATGTATCTACTATTTGTGAACTGTCCATAAAGTCTTACTCCTCGGTGATTGTCTCTGCAACAGTTTCTTCTACTGTCTCTGTAGTTACCCCTTCTACAAGATTGCTGAAATCATTCATGACTTTGTCAAGTAGTTCGCCGCCTGCTTCCCAGGCTTTACGATATTCTTTGATTTCTTCACCTGTACTTGAAACATATCTGAGTCTATTTCCATCCTTTTTAAGAATGTCTTTTTTCTCAAACAAATCAACAAGTCCACTGTAAGGATTCATTCCTGTTTCATATGGAATTTTAACTTGTACACCTTCGAACGGTTTTGCATAACGAGTTTTCATTACTTTACAACCTGCTCTAATACCACGTACTTCGCTAATCTTATTACCTGCTTCATCTTCTTTTAGTTTCAATTTCTTCATTGCTACTACAATAGATGACGCATAGATAAATCCTTGTCCGCCACTAATTTTATCATCAGGGTCAAACATATCTTGCGATGCATACGTATGGTTAGTACATACAAGTCCTACATTGTGTGATCCAATCATGTTAACTGTGTTTCTAACAAGTGATGTAAGTGCCTTAGGTTTTCTACCCATGTCACCCTTCATGTCACCTTTGTTAAACTGGTCAACGTCTGTAGGTGTTAACAACATACCCAAACTGTCAATTACAAATAATACTTTAGGACGTTCTTCCTCTGTCATTTCTTTGTAATCTGCCATAAATGTTGATACTGTTTTAGCAACATCATCAATCATCGACATATTAAGTTTTAGTAATTTATCTTCGCTTGTATCAACATCAAGTGCTTGTAGCCAAGTTTCATCAAGTGCATTCTCACTGTCAATTAGTACAACAAAGATACCTTGATCCTGTGCCGCCTTTACAATGTTACCTGCACAGATATAACTTTTACCTGCTCCTGACTCGCCTGCAAATACAGTTACTTTACCTAATGGAACACCTTTATTAAAGTCACCACTAATAAGATAATTTAAGGCATAGTTTCCTGTACTAATCCAATCCGTAGGGTCATTGAAACCACTACTCATGCCTGTGATTGACTTAGTTAAGTTTTTACGAAACTTAGAAACGTCAAATGCTTTATTAGCCATTACTTCTCCTTTAACAATTTGGGAGTAGACATAAGCCTACTCCCTTAATGTGTTTGCTTATGACTGACGTGAACGGATCATTGCAAGAATGTCTTCCGCCTTGTTATCAGTTTTAGGTGCTTCTGCTTCTACTGCTGGTGCAGTTGGAGTTGCTTCTACTACTGGTTCAGCCGCTGGTGCTGGTGCAGTTGCTGGAGCACTCTGACTCGTTGCAGTTGCATTACTTGATGCCGCTACATTCGGATCACCTGTTCTTGCCGCCATTCCCGCTGGACGGAAATATTGACCAAAACGTTCTGGATCGTATGCTTCACCATCAACAGATGCTTGGAACATCTCTTGCATTACCTTGATTTCTACATCTGTAGGCTTCTTAGGTAAAAAGTCTCCCAAGTTAAACAAGCCATGCTTGTCAATTGCCGCCTTCTCATCTTCAGTGATTGGACGCTCTCTACGAGCCCAGTTTGAAGTTGAGTAGTCTGCATAACCACCTTTAGAAGTTTTTACAATTCTAAAGTCTACACCTGCTGTGTAGTCTGTTGGTAGTTCTTCCATATCCGGATCAAGTAGAGCAGATTTAATTAATTGGAAAATTTGTGGACCAATAATAAAACGTCTAATTGGATTTTCTGGAAGTGAGTCTTCTTTAAGTCCGTTTTCAGTTACGAACCCTTGGAAAATGTATGAACGCTTCTTCCAATACTTACGACCCATATCTTCAAGAGTTGGATCTTTAAACCAACCACGTACTTCGTTAAGAATTGCACATGATTCGCCGTACATTTCCATACATGGAATTTGTACTTGTACTGGACGACTGTCTGTTTCACCTTTCACACCTGCGAAAGGAAGTTTGATCATCAAACGTTCTTTCCAAAAGAAGTCTGCATTTTGATCACCATCAGGCAAAAAACGTACAGTTGACTGTTCGCCTTCCTTCAAGTTCCAAAATGGGTAAATTGCGTTGTCGCCGCCGCTTGATTGATTTGAACCACCTGTGCGTGATTCTGCTTCTTTAAGTTTAGCACGAATTTCTGCTAATGTTGCCATAATAATGCCTCCTATTTAAATGCCTATGGGCTAATGTTAGTGCCTTGATTGTGTTTAGCACATAATATATACTATACACAAACTTACTTATAAAGTCAAGTGAAACTTTGTCAAAAAACTGAAATTAGTGATTCATTCCAGCCAAAGTTTTAATTCTTGACATTTCTTCGTCTTGGTCTGTCACCAATTCTTTCATAATGGTCATAGCATCTCTCATTGCTTCATCACCATATTTCTTTTCAACTGCTGTCATTACCGCAGTTTCACCTTTAGGGAATTGGTTAGTAGTATAATCAAAGTGTCCTTTGATAAACTCATCTAAAGGTAATTCTTCTTCTTTATCGTGTAATTCGTCCGGAGCATCTGCTTTTGATAACGCACCGTCTTTGTCAATTTTGACATCCATGGTATCATCGTCAGTGGGTTCTTTTTCGGCCATTAGTTCTTCTGCTGACCAAAAGTCTTCAACCTGTAGTCCTGCTAATCTAATAGCATCTTCAAGTGTATGTTCTTCACCGTCTGGTGTTTTGAACTTATCACCTTTCTTCATGCCTGCCGCTTTTGCTTTTTGTACTGCTTGTGCAAATGCATTGCCTTCAAAAGTTGTTGACTCGTCTTGTATTAATTCTTTTTGATGTTTTTCAAGTTCTTCGATTGAATCAAAAGTACCTGTTTCCTTACCGTCTTTGTAAGAAATAAATTTACCATCTTTATGTTTTGCCGCAAGTCCGTATTTGTTCATGCCCATGCTTGATACTTCATTTGGACCTTGCTCATGTTTCGATGTAGCAACTACGTTGTCTAAGTGTGAAGCATATGCATCTTCTATGTTCATACCTTCATCTAAACCTAAAATCTTCTCAACTTTGTTCATGGTTTCTTCGCCATCCCATTCGCCCATGATCTTTGTGAGGTCTGCTTTCATAGCATATGATATGGGTGCATTTTCTGGTGAAAGG